AGCAAGACTAAAAAAAGTTATTAAAGGTCTTAAAAAGGCAACTAAACTACATGCACAACAGGCAAAGATTTTAGAAGGCATTGAAAAAGATCAAAGACTTAGATATAAAAAGAAAACAAAATAATGGCTAAAATAAATATACTTATACCTGAACTTAATGATGATTATGTGGTACAAAACCAAAGACAAATAACTTATGGTATTGAAACATTGGTAAATCAATTAAACTTTGCTTATCAAAATGATTTAAAAAATGAACAAGATGCCTTTAACTTTTTTATGAGCTAATGACAATACAATACAAAAATCAAGGTTTTTCACTAACCACCACAGGCACAACAAGTGTTTTGACGGCACCATCTAATGGTCGTTGTTTAGTAAAACAAATACAAGTTCATAATGGTTCATCTAGTGGTGCAGTAAGTTTAGTGACACAAATTACAGACACAAGTGCATCAGCTACATTTAGAATTGATAATGCTGCTATTGCCTCAAATACAACACGACAAATAATATCACAAACACTTGTTTTAGAAGAGGGTGATATTTTAAAAATGACGGCAGACACAGCTAACGAAATACAAGGTATAGTGTCATATGCACTACTTGATCGCTCACAAGAAAACGGATAATTTGTTTGCAATCACTTAAAAAAATTGGTATTTAGAACTATGGATATAATACACTGCAAATCAGAAGTTACCATCAAAAATAAAAAAACTGGTAAAGTTTATAAAAATGAAGATGAAGCACAAAAAGACATCCAAGATGCAACCACTGACACAAACGAAAGTGACATACAAAGGGATGTTAATATTATCGTCCCTGAGTTATCATTGGATGGAGAAACGGATTGACTCCATTAGGTGGGACTGAACTTCAACATAATTTTTTAAATAATTATGTTGATAATGATTTACTTAGTAATTTTTCTATTTGTACATCCGTTCCTGAAAAAATACCACTATATCAAAACAAAACAAATATTCTTTGGCAAAAAAATGCTCCCAATCAACCAAACATAGCTCCGTGGTTTAAAGATAAATCTAACCACACTAAATATGATTGGTATGTTTTTAACTCAAGTTGGAATTATGAAAAATATAGAGACCTTTATGATTTACCAACTGATAGATGTCATGTCATAAAAAATGGTGTAACAAACTTTCCTGAAAGACCTGTTTATAAAAAAGGTGATAGGTTGCGAATGGTATTTCACCCAACACCCTGGCGTGGTTTAAATGTTTTATTAGCCACTATGCAGTTACTTGAAGGCGAGAATATTGAATTAGATGTATATAGTAGTTGTCAAATTTATGGTGCAGATTTTGCAAAAGATAACGATGAGCAATATCAAGATTTGTATGATCAAGCAAAGACTTTACCGAATGTAAATTATCTAGGCTATAGACCTAATGAATTTATTTTAAGTAAATTGCCTTACTATCATATGTTTCCTTATCCAAGTATATGGGAAGAAACATCCTGTATATCTTTACTTGAGTCGATGGCTGCAGGATTATATTGTATGGTTACTAATTATGGAGCATTATATGAAACAGGAGCCGAGTTTCCTGTTTATGTAAATTATGAAACTAATTTAGTAAACTTGGCACATCAATTTGCAGAAGGTATCAAGATATGCCGAGACACGCTTCACGAACCAATGATTCAAGAACATTTAGATGAACAACAAAAATATGTTAAACGATTTTATTCTTGGGATAAAAAAGGTTTAGAGTGGACAAATTTTCTTCAAGGTATACTCGATGCAAAACAATAAACCAATATGGCTAAAAAATGAACGCCCTGTAAGTTTGTTTGTAGCTACTCCTGTACATAGTGATGTGTCTATGCACTATGCTCAAACGATGCTTGAGTTACAAAAAGAATGTATGAAACGCAATATGCGAGTTATGTTTCAAATGATGAAGTCTTCTTTAATTACTCAAGGTAGAAATCTTTGTGTTAGTTATTTTTTGAATACTGACTTTACACATATGTTGTTTGTTGACTCTGACATTGCTTTTGATCCTCATGCAATTTTTAGATTGATAGAACAGGATAAAGATATTATTTCAATACCCTATCCTATGAAAACAGCTCAATGGGATACTTTATTAAAAAAAATTGACAGTGGAGTTATTACTGACTCTGAGCAATTTCAACATCATATACTTCAATATCCCTTATTAATAAAAGATGACAACACTGATATTAAAGTAACCAAAGGTGTTATAGAAGCTACACATTGTCCAACAGGATGTATGCTTATCAAAAGAGATGTGTTTAGTAAATTAATTGAAGCCTATCCTGATAGAGAGATAATTCAGAAAACTACAATCGATGGTAAGTATATGGACAGACCTCATTTTTATAATTTTTTTGATACTTACTATGATCCTAAAACAAAAAGATACCTTGGTGAAGACTTTGCTTTTTGCAGATTGTGGTCAGAAATTGGTGGAAAACTTTATTGTTATATTATGAGTTATATAACTCATGTCGGTGAATTTCAGTATACAGGTAGACTTTATGATGAAATGGCTGACGAGGGAGTTGAAAAGACTAGCAAATCAGAGTAAAATGTAGTTTAGAAAATTGGAGATAACATGTTAAAATTCATTTTAGGACTTTTTCCTAAAGTCTTGAAAAAATGGCTATTAAATATTCTTGATAAAGATATAGCAAGCAAAGGTAATTGGGGAGACACTCAACTTCGTTTTTTATCAAAAGGCGAGGCTTTCTTTTTAAAAACAATTGGTGGTAGCGGCACGATAAATCACCGAACAGGTTTAAAACAATATCCTTTTTGGGTTCCTGTAGTTGCAGGTGTGGGAAGTTTTTTAATGGCTAAAGCATCAGGAGCATCAACAGGTAGAGCTTTATTAGCAGGTGGTATTGGTGCATTGGGTGGATTTGGTTTGCAAAATTTAGCACAGGGTGCTGCATCAGGCAGTTTATTTGCAGGAATGTCTAAAGCTTCAATGATAGGTGGAGGTATCACAGCAGGCTCATTGGCATCAGCAGCCTTTGCTCCTCAACCATCACAGGCAGAATCAGGTATGCAAGCAGGACAACCTTTTAGTCAAGAACAATATGCTATGTCTCAATCTAGAGCCGATGAACAAGCAGAAGGATTAGGTGATAGATTTGATTATTCTCAACCTGGTTATGTGTCAGGTCAGTATTATTCACCACCACCAGCTCAACAACAAGTACAAGAAGCATCAGTTTATGATTTTAATCAACCTGATATGTACAGAGCAAAAGAAGGTGGTTTAGCTGAAATAGTAAGATTTAAAAATGGTGGTATAAATTATCTACCAAGTAAAATGGATCATGATGAAAATGACCTTAATAATTATACCAGAGCCGAAGGTTATGTAGAAGATGGTTCAGGCAATGGTGATAAGGATGAAGACACTATGTTAGCTCAATTAGCTGATGGAGAATTTGTATCTCGTGCTGACGCAATTTTAGGTGCTGGTATTATGTCAGGAGCTAGTCCAAAAGATTTTAAAGAAATGCGAAGAAAAGGAGCTCAATATTTTTATAATCAACAAGATCAATTAAAAAGAATTTATGATATTGTAAGTAATGGTAATAAAACAAGTTAGTATAGAGTGTATTGATGTGTTTTGGAATGAAGTAAAAAATTGGATACAAAAAGTAGTCATACAGTCAAATGGTAGGCACACTCTAGACACGACATATAAATTACTTAAAGAAGGCACAATGACGATGTTTTTAGTTTTAAAAGCAAATAAGATTTGTGCAGTTTATGTGGTTCAAAAAGTCTATTATCCTGCAAAAGTTGTTTTAGGTATTTTGTTTTGTGGAGGCAGTAAAATAATTAAAAATGTAAAACCTATTGAAAAATTTTTTATAAATTATGCAAAAGATAATCTTTGCAGTGGTTTAGAAATTATAGGAAGAAAAGGTTGGGATAAAATAATTAAGAATAATAAATTACTATTTAAAACAACAGGATATTTTTATGAAGTGGTTACTTAAATTATTACCAATACAACTTAAAATATGGCTTTACAAACTTTTGTATAATGATATTTCTGACAAGGGTCAGGAAGACGATACAGAACTAGCTCATATTAATAAATTTGAAGAGGCTTTATTGAAAAGCATTGGTGGTAAAGGTGTAAAAAATCCTGCCACAGGTTTACCTAGTTATATGGGGGGTGGTGGAGGTGGCGGTCCAGCTCCAGCTCCAGCTCCTGCAGCTCCTGCCGTACAAACACAAATATCAAGAGAAGCTCCTGAAGTAGAATCTCGAAAGTTAGCTTTATATGATGAAGCTATTGATTTAGCCACACAGCCAATTGCCGTTCCTGAATATCAAGTTGCAGGACCTGCTCCCTTAGAAAGACAAGGATTTACTATTGCTGGCACAGCAGGTGTTGGTAGAAATACTCTAACAAGTGGTATTGGTTCAACATTACAAGCTAGTCAGTTAGCAAGCACAGGACCTAATATAGATGCCTTTATGAACCCTTATCAACGATTTGTAATTGATGAAATAAATAGACAAGCCGATATGAGAAGAAACGAATTATCAGCACAAGCTGTTAGTGCAGGTGCGTTTGGTGGTGGTAGAGAAGGTGTAGAAAGAGGCGAACAAGAACGAGCTCGTTTAGCACAAGTTGGTCAAGCACAAGCTGCAGGATTTGGCACAGCTTTACAAGCAGCTCAACAACAGCAACAATTTCAGACACAAACAGCTTTAAATGTTGGTTCACAACTAGCTAACCAAGCACAAAGAGAACAGCAAATGCAACAGGCTGATGTTCAACAAGCGTTACAGGCAGGTCAGATTCAAAGGGATATTGCACAAAAATCATTAGAGGCACAAAGAGCGACTGAACTAGCGAGAGCTTACGAACCATATCAAAGAATAGAATTTCAAAAAGGTATTATGACTCAGCTACCAACTGCAGCAAGTCAGGTTACACAAACAACTTCACCAGGTGCTAATCCGTTTGCTCAGGCTGTCGGAGCAGGTATTGGTGCATATGCAGCTTATAACCTGTTAGGTAATATGGGTGGTAGTAAAGCAGGAGGTGGTTAATGGCTAAAGCTCAAGGTGGTATAAATAATTTAAATGCAAATGATTCTGTTTTAAACAGACAAATGTTTGCTGAAGCATCTAATGAAGAGGCACCTCCTATAGAAGGAGAGGCAACAGTAGTTGAAACTTTACCTGAAGTAAAAGGTGTAACAGAAGATATTGAAACACCACCAAGTGTAACAACAACTGTTAGCACGCAGACACAGCCAGTTTTAACAAATCAAGAAAAGTTGTCTATGTTTTTATTACCGATGGCTGCTGAATTATTAAACGCACGAACACCAATGGGAGCAAGCAATTTTCAAAGTTTTTTACAAGCAGCAGGCAGAGGTTTAGCAAGAGTTCCTCAACAGATTATGGCTATTAAACAGCTTGAAGCAAAAGGCTTAGATACAAAAGTCACAAAAAGATCAGACATACAATTTACAAAACCTTTTACACTTGATGGTAAAACATTTCAACCAGACCAAAGAGCTCAACTCTCAGCATCGGAAATAAATGCAATATCACAAGTTGACCCATCAGCGATTGTACCTTACAAAGACCCTAAATCAACAAGTGCTAGTATTAAAGCTGAAAAAACAGGAATTGCAACTTATCTAACTGAAGATGAAGCATTAAAACAAAATCCAGTTGGAACATTTGGTGATTTTTACAAAAATTTAGTTGCACCCACTCCTGATTTAGTGGGAAAACCTATTGTAGCACCCAACGGACAACCTTTACAGTATAAAGAATTTTTTCAAGGAACAGATGTTGTTAGAAAGTCTCTTGTTCCAACAAGTGTCAAACCTCAAGAGCCTATACAAAGCACAGGAAGTTTTGCCAAATATGTAGAGTCTGAAGAAGAAGCAAAAGCTTACCTTACTGCTAATGGAATTAATCCTAATTTACCTAATTATGAACTGCTTGTTGATTCTTTAGTAGCACCTTCTCCTAGTTTAGTTGGTACTGAGGTAGTTGAGGGCAACAGTTTTGTTACTTTAAATAAAGACATAAAAGGCGAGCAAGTAATTAATGCTAATCTTGTTCCTTTTAAAGGTGTGAAGCCTAATGTTGTTGTTTCACGAGAAGAAAGAATAAAAAAACTGGCAAAAACATTAGAAGAGATGAGGGGTCAAGATGAAGCAGTTCAAAGAGTTGAGACATTATTACCTTTGTTTTTAAGTGGTGAAGCTAAAACAGGTAAGTTAGATTCAGCAACTGTAGGATTAAGACAATTATTTCGTAGTGTTGGTTTTTTAAGTGAAGAGGCAGCAGAAAAACTTGGCTATCAAGAATTAATTGCGTCTGCGTCTTTTGCTTTAGCTCCTGTTATGAGAGCAACTGGTTCAGGTTCTACTTCAGATATGGAATTTAGAGCTTATCAAAGAGCAATTGTTGATTTAGGTGCTACCGAAAGAACAAACTATTTAACTTTATACACCTTCAAAGCTTTAAAAGAATTAAGCATGAACAGAGCACAAAGAGAAAGAGAACTTTTAGAACAAGGTGCTTCAGGCGAAAAAATAAAAACAGAATTAAAAAAATTAGATACAGGTATATTTGCAACTTATAAAGGAGACCCAAATGATAGCAAAGCCAAGTCAGACTTTCTCGATAGTTTGGCACCAGGAACTATTGTTTATCAAGACCCTGCACAGTTAGATAAATTTAAAAACGAGGCAGGAGAAATAGTTTATCCTTTTACGGATAAAGGAGTTCCAAATAAAAAAACCTTTATAATTAAAGGCTGGAAAGGAGGAAACTAATGGTTGAATTTTCTGATGAACCTCAAGTTACCGAAGAGACTATTAAGGAAGAGGTAGAAAAAGAAATTGGTTATGAGTTTCCTGAGTTTAAAGAAACTTCAGAAATTGGCGATGTTGGTTTTTTTGAAGGTTTAATACCTAATGTAAAACTAATGATGGTCAGAGATGATAACACCAAAGCAGAAGTTATAAAAAGAAATTTTGGTGATGACAAAAGATTTGGAGGCGTATTTTCAGATAAATATGATAATCCTATAATTGTATGGAATGATGAACCCTACTATGTAAACAAACCAGGTATTTCAGGAACAGATATTGGTACATTTGCTGGTGAAGTAATTAAATTTTTACCTGCAAGTAAATATGTAGGAGGAGCAAAAACTATAGCTGGAACAATAGCAAGAGGCGTAGCTGGTTATACAGGAACAGAAGTAGCCTCTCAAGCAATTGAAAAAGCAGTGGCTCCTGAATCAGCAAAAAAGAAAAGCGAAGAAAGTATGCTTAAAGGCAGAGCCGAGGATGTTGCAAAAAGTGTGGGTGTGGGTGTGGCTACTGATGTCGCTTTGCCACCAGCAGTTAGAATTGTTGGTAAAGGGTTGAGAAAAGCTATAGACCCAATAGCAAAAGGCATATCTGAAAAATTAACATTTCCTAAATTTGAAAAGGTTGATTTAGTTGAGGATGAAGTACCTTTAACATTAGGTCAAGAAACAAGAGATCCTGAAATATTAACTAAAGAGGATATTATCAGAGGTTCTTCTGTTTCTTCAAAGGCAAAAGACATACTCGTAAATTTTGATGAGATTCAACTTAATCAAGTAAAAAAAATGTCAAGAAATTTACAAGAAGAATTTGGTACAGGTCAAAAAGAAATTTTAGATTCAGGTGATCCAGTAGCTGCTTCTGCTGAAACTATTCAGGATATTGCGTCTTCACGAGCTAAACAATTAAAAAAACAATCAAAAGAAGGGTACACAGAAGTAAAAGAAGCTGTTGATGTAGATACAGGTACTCCTTTTGTGGTTGCAGATGAAGAAGGATCTAAAGATGTAGCTGTAAACATTATAAATAATGTCAGAAAAGAACAGATTGATTCAGATATCTTACAAGAAATGCCTTTACTTAGTAAAGAGTTATCAAGGTTAGAAAGAGTGGTTAAAACAGGAAAATGGAATGCTGATAAACAAGGTGTTCAAGATTTAAATGATGTATGGAGATTTCAAAAAAATCTTAACATTCTTATACGAAAAGCAGAAGCAGGTTCAGATGAAAAAAGAATACTAGGTATTATAAAAAATGATTTAGATAATGCTGTTTATGAAAATGTAGATAATGCTTTTTTAACAGGTGACCTTGTATATTTAGATAAATTAAAAGATGCAACAGGACTATATAGACAATATTTAGGTCTTACTGGTAAGGCTACAACAAAAGATGCTTTAGGTAAATCAGCAAATAAAATTTTACAAAAAATTACTAACCCTGATTATAGTCCACAAGATGTTGCCACTGCCTTGTTTGGACACGCAAAATTCAACACAAAAAGTGAGATGAAACAAGTTATAAATATTCTCAAAAGAGGTCTTCCAAAAGAAGAGGCAAAAGAAGTAATGACTCTTTTAAAAGATGCTGTGCTTGAAAAAGCTTTTACCAACCCAAGAACTGGTCAAGTCACAAGAAAAAATATTATTGACAACTACAAACAAGTCTTTGAAAAAAATAAATTTGTAATTGATGAGTTATTTTCTAAAGAAGAAATAGCTCGTATTAAAGCATTTAGAGATAAAGTCGTTCCTTCCTTAGATGCTGAATTGAGACAGAATCCGTCAGGTAGTGCTTATACAATGATTTCTGCACTACAACAAAGTGGTCTTTTTAGTTTTACAAGAGCCGTTCCTTTTTTAAGAGACATTAAAATTGGTGCTGGTGAAATGGCAGATATATCGGCTGCTGAAAATTCTGTTAAACAGTATATTAAAAGAAAACAAATGCCTTTATTTTCAGTATCAACACAATCAATTATAAGAAATCAAACAGAAAAAGAACCTGCTCTTCCTAAAGATACTGAAAGATTTGATGAAGATAAAATATCAGCCGTTCAAAAACCAATGCAAGTTGCTACAAGTCCAACAGCACCAGATGTAAATATATTGTTACAAAGTGACAAGGCACAACAAGCCATGGCTCAAGGAGCAAAAGACATGGGAATGCCTGCTATGCCTCCTGCACCAATGCCCACGGCTCAAGCACCTATGCCTCCACAAGGTGGTCTTGCAAACTTACAACAAGCACAACAATTTGGAGCATTGTTTCCTCAAGACTCTATGGGACAACTCATAGCTCAGGGAAAACCTAATGTCTAAAGTTAATCCTAAAACAACGAAAGAACATATTATTTCTTTGTACGGACATGTAGAAGGAGTTAAGAAAGAAGTCACTAATATTAAAGACAATCATCTTCATCACATACATCAGGATATTGATAAAATTGATGGTAAAATAGATAAATTAATGTTTTGGTTACTAGGAGGTTTGCTAACAGTTATAGCAACTTTAGTTGCTAGTATTTTATATGGTGGTTAATTATGGCTCAGGGTATTGCATCATTCATGGGTGGTTCTACAAAAGAAGAACAGCTTAGACAACAAAATAAAGAATATCTTTTAGACCTCAGAAAAAAAAAAGAAAAAAGAAGAGAAGACAATGCAGCTAGTGGTATTGGAAAATTTGCAACTCAATTAGGAGTAGGAGTTTTGCCTGGAGCAGGTGCTGCTGATGTTGTAGGTGTATTTCCTGATGTTGAAGGTGGCTATGAACCGAGTATGTTGGTTAATTTTCAACAGGCAAAACGATCTTTTCAAGAGGGTAATTACAAACAAGCAGCAGTTCAAGGTATATTTGGTGGCTTGCAAGGTTTAGGTGGGGTAGGTGATGTCGCTTTAGCTGCTTCTCCATTTGCACCAGTTGCATTACCTGTAGCAGTGGGTGCTAAAACAGTTTCTAGTGTTGGTAAATCTTTAATTAAAAAAGTGATGCCTAAAAAAGAAGTAAATTTACCAGAGATTGGAGATAAAATAAATAAACAAAAACAAAGAGGACTATCCGCTGCAGTTGGTTTAGATGATAGAAAGGGTGATTATGTTGTTAAAGGAAAGGAGATGAAAAATGTAAGATACTCTGATTATAAATTAGAACAAACAGAAGCTGATAAAATTATGCAAAAAGCAAGAAAGAAATATAAGTCGGTGACAGATAAAGAAGGTAATCAAAAACCTGGTGTTGATCTTGATGAATTTAATGTTGGAAAATTTGATGGTGTTACTATGTATACAAGAAATATAGTGGTAAAACCTGAAGAATTAAAAGGAATAAAAGGATTTCAAGGAGAAGAAAAGAGGGTTAAAACTCCAACAGGTAAAGATTCTAAAAAATTAAAAAATTTAAAAGATAGTATCGCTAAAGAAGGATACAAACCATATAGCAATCCAAATATTATTGTAAATCACAAAGGTGAGCCTTTTGTCTTAGAAGGTAATCATCGTATTCAAGAAGCAATTGATAGTGGCAGACCAACAATAGCCGTTGATATAAAATACTTAACAACAGGATATAGAGCTGATGGTCCGTTAAATCCTCAAAAATTAATTGATGAAAACCCCTTAACTGAGGCAGACTTAGTACAACACCAAAAGTTGTATGATGAATTTAATTTTGCAGGTAAAAAAATGCGAGCTAAAGAAAAAGCTGAATATGAAAAAGAAAAAGGCATAGCTTCATTGCCCACGGAACCTTTCAATAAAATTTTTATTAAAGGTCCGTTTGATAGATTAATTGCTTCAGGAAAAAAGACTCTTGAAACTAGAGGAAATCGCTTGCCTGAAAAATATATAGGTAAGCCTCTGGTAATGAAGAATGAAAAAAACGAAGCAGTAGGAGAGGTGACTTTTAAAGGATCTAGAAAGATAGAAACAAAAGAAGAATTTGATAGCTTACGAAATCAACATTTAGTTGAAGAAGGTTCTCCGTTTGATTTTGGAAATAGAAAACAAACTTATGTTTGGGAAGTAGATAATGTAAAAAAATATTCTGAACCTCAAAAGATAGAGCCTATGAAAGGGCAAGCACCAATTCAAATGCAAGGAGCTGTTAAAACTCAAGAGGGCATAGCTGCACTGCCCACGAAACAAGGTGCAACTAAAGTTGAAAATATGTTAAAACCTAAAACTGAGATAAGAAGTGAAGGAGGATTTAAATTTGCTCCTGAAAAAATAAAACAAAATGTGCAGTTACAAAAAGTAAGAATTACTAAAATGAAGGAAGGTAAGACACCTGCTGGAGAACCCCTCAATAAAAGAATTGAAATAAAAGCACCTGAAGGAAGTAATCTTCCAAACTTTGTTGTTGGTAAAATTAAACCGAAAGATTGGCAAGAAAGAACAGAAAAACTTTTAAGTGACGAACAAATAAATAGAGCTTCTAAATGGTATAAAGAAGTTTACGAATATTTTAACAAAATACCAGGTGTAAAAAATGATGAAGAAGCAAAAACTTTAGCTCAAGCTTGGTTTGCTGGTCAACAAAATGCATCACCATCTGAAGCGTTAAAAAATGTTTTATCAATAAGACAATTGTTAAAAGAAGGAAAAACACCTGATGAAATTTTAAACATGGAAAAAATTCCTTATGGTGGTTTAGAGGGTGCAAATCGTGCAATACTTTCTGTGCTTACAGATACTGAAGTTAAAGGTGTTGGACAAAAAATATCTGACTTTAGAGATGCTTTAGACAACAAAAATGTTCGATCATTTATGGGTGATGATGTTGTAGGAGGTCAACCTTTTGTTGTTGACATACACACAGGCAGAGATACAGGTCTAGTAGACAAAACTCTTCTAAACTTTCTTGAAAAGAAAGGTTACAAGATACCTAAAAATATAAAAACAGATTTTGATGCAGGTGTTCCCTCTGCTAAATATGAAAACAGATCAGTTTTTGGTAATGAATTAACAGAATATTTAAATAGTGTTAATTGGAAAGGTAGAAGTGATTGGGAGCCAACGGAGATTCAAGCAATAGGTTGGACAGGTTTAACAAACTTTTATGGAGGTGTAAACACAGCAGGAAATATCACCGATGCTTTAAATATTAATATTCAAAGAATATCAATGGAGGCTGCTCCTGGTAAAGGTTCACCTTGGGATTCTATGTTCGGAAAAGATTTTTCTGAATTACCTGTCGAAAAACAAACACAAATAAACAATGAGGTCACTGAAGAAGCCATTAAAATGGTTGCTAAAAGCGAAAATATTGATTTAAGTTCCACTGTTTTTGGCACAGGAGGTTGGCAATCTTTTGTAAATCCTAGCACAATACAGCAAACTTTATTAACTAGAGATAAGGCTAAAAGGGCTGCTGCAAAACTTGGAATGTTGTTAAATCAAGATGAAGTGTGGGTAAATTCAACAAAAGGATTAACTAAAAATCCACAAAACATTGCAATAGACATAATTGAACTAGATAGCACTAATTTTAAAGATTCGAAATATATTAATAAATTGTTTACAGATCTTTTTGAAAGAACTGACGGCTTAGTTGAAGGTTTTCAACCAATAGAAACTTTAGAGAATCAAACAGGTATCAGAATTATTATTACTAAAGATGCTATGAAAAATTATGGTAAAAGTAAAAAAATGAATTTAAAAAAAGTACAAGAAGAAATAAAAAATTTAGATTTTGAAAAATTAACAAAAGACTATGACTTTAAATTTAGTTATGATATACTTGAGGCTGATTTAGATATATTAGGAAACAATTGGAGAAAAAATAAAGATGGCAAAGCTTATAGAAAAGAATATAGTGCTCGAAGGGATGCCTCTGAGACCTCTAAAAGTGTCAGGGATTTCGATTTTGACAGGCAAGAACTTACGGACTTCTTCCGACAAAAAATCAGAGACGCCCAAGGAGTAAAAACTCCCAACGAAGAAGTCGTTGAAATAATTGAAGATACCCCACCCATAGATAAAAAAGCCTTTGGTGGTTTCGTAGAGAGTAGTAATTACGATCATTATAGGATAATATAAAACTGTTATGGATCCAATAAGTATTGCAACGGCTGCCTTTGGGGCAATCAAATCTGGAATCGAGGTAGGAAAAGAATTAAACAGCCTATCTGGTCACATCATTAAATTTGTGAAACAAATGAGTGATGTTGAAGAAGAACATAAAAAAGAAAAAAGCAAATGGTTTACTTCTTCAAACGAAGAAGCCTTACATACATATTTTAATTTAAAACAAGTTCACGACATGGAAAACCAGTTGAGAGAAATATTTACTTGGCATGGAGCACCAGGTGCTTGGAGTGAATTTGTTGCAATCAGAACTGATATTAGGAAAAAAAAAGTTGCAGCAGAGGCAAAACGTAAAGCTGAAAGAGAACAACGTATGGTAAATTGTGCCTATGGTTTACTTGCAGTAACACTTATTGGTTTAATTGTATTTTTAGTAATGATGTTAAATTAAGCTAAAAACAGGCAAAAAACAATCAATTTTAAGAGCCCTACACGAAAACTTTTAAGTGTTCTAATGGTTTACTACCTTGTAAAAATCTATTAAAATGAGGACAGTTAACTATTTAATTCTTATAAGGAGATACTATGAAAAAGAAAATGAAAACTAAAGGTTACGCCAAAGGTGGAGCTAAAATGATGAAAGCCATGGGTGGTCGAATGATGAAAAGTAAAGGTTACGCCAAAGGTGGAGCTAAAATGATGAAAGCCAAAAAAGGTAATATGGCAAACAAACCAACCATGACTTTAGCACAAGCTAAAAAAGTATTAAAACAAAACAATATGAAGGCAGTAAAAGTATAATTTACTTGTCATTTTTTAGTTAGACACTATTATAGGGTATGGCACATTTAATAAGTAACATACCCTATTTTAAAGTTTGGGTCAGAAAAGAATTCACACACAATCACAGAAAATATCATGGAGAATATATCCATGGTTTAGCAACAGCAATTACAAGCATTCCTGATAGATGTTTAAGCTTTCAAGTTATATTCACTGGCTGTGAAGATGAAGAGAATAGACTTGAAAATCCTCATGGTGGAGCAATGTGGGCACGATTACCCATAACAGCTCTTGTGGCAGATGAGCCTCTTGATACCTTCCCTCCCCCTATACAGACTCATCTGGCACAACCATGGGATTGTTCAGCACGAAACTTTGAAGTAATTAAATTTGACAGAACTTCTTCTAGTCCGTGGCTATGTAAAATAGATGGCGAATTTTATACTGGTAAATATTATTTTACAGTAGATTATACAGGATCAGAAATTGCTGATGATGCAGCTCAACATAAACAATCACATGTTATAAGATTAACAAGTGGTCCTTGGGAAGGATGTGTCGTTGCATTACCTAATAACAGAGTAAGAGTTACCTCACCAGCTATGTGGGTCACAGGAAAAGGTGCACCTGATTTTATACCGAGTCAATGGACACACAGTGCTGAAGAACATGATAGCTATATGGATTGGGAAACAACCTTTAACAATTTGTATGCCGATGATAAAGATTCTTGACGCTATTCAAATATATAAAAATAAATTTGGTCATGACTTTTGCGATAATATAAAAAAGTATGCGGATTTAGTTTGTAGACAAAAAGGTAAAACTATTCAACCTGAAGACGAATCCTCGAGAGAAGTCCTAGCCTATGGTTTAAAAAAGGGTAATCAAGACGAGTTATACAAAACAATCATTTACACAACAACAAGTGAAGTTTTAAAAGAATATTTTAAAACATTCAAAATGATTTCTGATTGTGAAATACTAGATGTTGATCTTTTAAAATATCCTGAAGGACATTATTATAAACCTCATGTTGATTATTCCTTAACTACCCCAAGAAATTTATCTATAATCATAAATCTTAATGATGATTATGTAGGAGGTGAACTTTACTTTACCTCTCAAGACACAACGAAAGTTTACAAAATATATGAATTAAAAAAAGGGGATGTAATAATTTTTCCTAGTAATTTTTTATTTCCTCATGGTATAATGCCAGTTGTTAAAGGAACTCGATATAGTTTAATAACCTGGATAAGATGACAGAATATTTAAATGACAAATTCTTTTTAGTAAATGAAAAAGGACACTTGATTTACACTGAAGCAAGTGGAGTTCCTGTGTTTGTACCTAAAGATTATAGAAAATATTATGCGTTTTATAAGAAAAGATAAATCTTTTTCAATTACTGATTTTTCTATAGTTAATAAATATAATTATAAAGATTACACACGAAGTGACCTTGACTCAGGTAGAGTCTATAATGTTGCCGAAAAGAAAGTACCTTCAGTAACATCTATATTATCTAAAACTCAAAGCAAAGAAAAACGAGAGTCCTTAAACAGGTGGCGTGAAAGAATAGGCTATGAAGAAGCTGCACGGATCACGAACCAAGCCTCAACACGAGGAACAGAAATGCACCATGTCCTAGAACAATACCTAAAAGGTGTTGGTTACTTAAACTTATCAAAGGACGGAGCATTACCACGAATGATGGCTCATACAATCGTTTCTAATCTTGACCGATTTAGTCAGGTATGGGGAACAGAGGTCACTTTATCTTATAAAGACAGATGGGCAGGAAGTGCTGATTTAATTGGTGTATATGATGGTAAACCATCTATTCTTGATTTTAAACAATCAAATAGACCAAAGAGAGAAGAATGGATCGAAGATTATTTTTATCAACTATGTGCATATATCATGGCTCACGAATCAATGTACGGAAAAATAGAACAAGGCGTTGTATTAATTTGTACTGTTGATTTAGTGTTTCAAAAATTTATTTTGTCAGGAGATCGTTTAGAGGAATTAAAGAAAAAATGGTTAGAGAGAGTAGAGCACTTTCATGCTCTACAATCTCTCGGAGAAAGAACTAAAGAAACTCCATAACCTCTTCACCTAAAGTATCGGCACTGATTCTTAATTTATTGTTTAAAGCTTTGATAACAAACTCATCAATTGTTCCTCTTGCAATAATATCTATATAGGTCACACTTTTCTTTTGACCAAGTCGGTGAGCTCTATCTTCGGATTGCACTCTTACTTCTAAATCAAAAGAATTATTATAGTAAATAACTGTATTTGCTTTTGTTAAATTAAGACCATAACCACCAGTAACAGGGTTACCTACAAAAAACCTTACCTTTTCATCCTCTTGAAATTTTTTTACGTTCTCTGTTCTTTGATCCACTGACACACTTCCGTAAATGGCTACAACAGAATTAGAACCATAGGTCTCTTTTATTTTTTTTATTATGCTTTCAATGTTATAAACAAATCTTGCCCAAATAATTATTTTACCATCAGTCTCTTCAAGAATATTCATAAGTTCATCTAACTTAGAGTCTTTTATTATTTTTTTTTCTCCTGAGTTTGTCACAATGTGACCATTACAAACTTGCTGCAATTTTATAATTTCAGTGAGCTTATTGTTATAGCTAACGCTATTATCTTCTATAATTGTTCGAGCATATTGTTTTAAATCGTTGTAAAATTTTTTTTGTTCTGTCGAAAGATCAACGTATCTTTTTTGATAAATTTTATCAGGTAAATCCAAACAATCTTTTTTTCTAACTCTGTATGAAAATTTTTTTAATTTGTTTTCAAGCTCCTCTAAATTTTGGTAATATATAGGTATTTGAATATGTCTGCCGTTTGTTTGTATTTGTTTCATAACAGAATATCGAGCACGAAAGACATAATAATTATCATAGCCTAACAATGATGAGCTTAAAAACTCACATTGGCTAAATAAATCTAAGGGAGATTTAGTAATTGGAGAGCCTGTTAGAATTCTTTTGTAAGTTATCTGTCGGCATAGTTCTATTATTCTTTTTGTGCGTTTGGCTTGTCGGTTCTTAATTGTCGTTGCTTCATCAACAATGGCACACATTCTTGATTTGTTATAAGCAATTAAATCTTTAACTGCTTTTTTTCCACTATCATGCGAAAACGCTTCAACATTTATTAAAAAAAAATTTAAACAATTATCTTTTACTTCAAAACTTTTACTTAATTTGTGAACACCAATATTAGTTTTTACAGGACAATGTGTTTCAATTTCATTGATCCAATTTCTATAAACTGAGTTTGGTGCGACAACTAAAACAGCGTCAATTTTATTTTGTTGATGTAAGTATGCAACATTATCAATACTTACTTTTGTTTTACCTGTACCCATTTCCATGAAGTAAGCATAGTTATTTTGACAAGCTCCCTGAATGAGAGCTTGTCGTTGATGTTCATAAGGTTGTGTTTTGTAATTATACTTTGTCATTTCACACAATCTTATATGAATAAGTTTTTCCTTCAAGAAAAAACTTGTACTGATTACCTTTAAAATTAAAAAGAGTCCATCTGCTACATCCATACCTAAGTGCTGAACGAATTTCTCTTGCACCTAATTTTGGATTTTGCTCAGCCAATACTTTTTTTAATTTGTAAAAAGTATTATGACCATTTTTAATATGCATATATATATCTGAACAAAGTCTTTGTTTGAAAGTTTCTGTTAATCTAATTTTACTCATCGAAATCCACCCTTATTATATTATCAGGTTTATCTCTGTCATCAGTAATAGCTATACAATGAGAATTCTTAAATGGACTTTTAAATGGCAAGTCTTTTGAATCCACAATTTGTGAAGATACTTTTGGTATTATTCTATCTTTAACCGATTTTTTTGGTGGATTTAATATTTCGTATAAAGCATGTTCAATTAACTTAACTATATCTTTGTCAGATAAGTTCTCTATATTTGTGTTATCTCGAACTTCATCTATTATTTTTGTTAACATTTGTTTAAGAGTTTTTAGTTTCATTTTTTTCTCCGTAAAAGTTGGGGACAACTTTAGCCGTGTCCCCTTCGGCTCATAAATAAATTACGCCACCTCCTTTTTTTCTTGTAGGTTTAATATAAAGTCTAGAGCTTGAGTTGCTTTTGAAAAAGCTTTAAAGATTGCTTTAGGTTCATTCTTAATTGCTTTCATCCAACCATTAAGATATTGAGCGTGATCTTTTCTTGGTCTTGGTGATAAACCTAAAACACTCATTAATAATGCAGAACCTGTCTCAGCTACTAATTCTTCAAAAGCATAACTCTCTTTGTCAGATTTGAAATTTCTTTCTAAACGATTTTTATGTCCTGTCCAATGAACCAATTCATGTAAAACAGTTCCATAATAATCTTCGGCTGTATTGAAGTCACTTAAATTTGGCACTTGAATATAGTCGGCAGTTGTATGATAAAAAGCACGACCACCAAGATGTCTAATATCAGCGTTTGTATTTTTGACAAAAGAGTTAAAAGACTCAGAAATTTGTAAAGGTGTTTTCTTAACAGTCTCAACTTTTTTTGATTGATAGCCTTCAACTAAATCGGCATTAAAAACTTTACTAGCTTTTAAAAACCAAATTGTTTTTCTTTTTGGCTTACCATTGTCATCAAGAATTTCTGACTCGACATCTTTCTGACCCCAAAAGAAAATAGTGACAGCACCCTTTTTAATTTTGAAATCTTCATTGATAGATTTCCATTGATTGTAAGTTGCCCACTCGTTAGAAGTGTAACCTTCTTTGTAAGCAGTCAAAGACAAACTAAGTAAATTTATACCTTGATAAGTTTTTTTAGTTTTTGCATTTACAGGAAAGCCACTTGCAATTTTTGATGACCAACCTTTGACCCAATTAGTGCCTTCAGTTTTCATAAGATTAAGAATTTCATCAAGCACTGAATTAAGTTCTTTTTGTGTATAAGTAAGTTTCATTTTTTTCTCCGTAAAAGTTGAGGGAGATTTTTGGTACTCCCTCTTGACCATCTGATTGGTTAGTATTATCTCTGCAAACTTGTTGCCCAAGATTTAAGTTCTTCAACCTTAGCCCTAGAGTTTTCACTAAACAACTCTGACCTAGATCCATACAAAGACCTTGGTAATCTCTTCTGTAAGAACCAAGTGTACCATTTTCTTTTAGATACATTTTTGTATCCCTGTCTTAACTTGATCACACGAGAATACTTATCAATTAATTTATCTACGAAGATAGAGAACGCAGATTTATCTCCATAGTTCTCAAGACCATAATGAACACACCACTCAGCTACTGCCTGGCTAGTGTTAACTCTGATCCAATCTTTCATATGATCTTTAACATCAAATTTCCAAACAGTATCCATAGATACTTTTTTAACTTCATTGTAATACTTAACCTTGTGACTAAGCCTAGTTACAAAGTGAGCTGCATACTCACTATTTATAAAATAAAATATTTTAGTTGGTGTAATTAATCTGCTGTCATCCTTGGTTGTCACTACTCTCTTGGATGTTTCAACAGTTACTTTAAATAATAAATCTAAATGCATATTTTTTCTCCGTGTAAGTGTGAAAATTTATTTTCTCACACTAATACAATATCACATCCAACATGTGATACAACACCTTTTTTTCATTTTTTTATAAGTCATTGATTTTATTGCTTTCTTTTTTTATTTTTTTTATAAATTAATTGCTAATCACATTTTTTCTTGACGGAAATAATTATCTGATGTAAGTGTAGGTATAACTTTTAAAAATAAGGAGTGCTTATGGACTTAGAAAAAGAAGCTACAGTAAATGTAGATACGAGCCTTACAGTTGACATAGCTAGTAAGTGCAATGAGTTATTAGCCACTCGGAAACAAATTGAAAAATGCGAAGCGAATCTTGCTAATCTAAAAAAGGACGAGAAAATCTTAGCAACAAATGAAATTCCGAAGGCTATGGCAGAGGCAGGTGTGACCATGTTAAAATTATCCGATGGTTCAACTGTTGATGTAAAACCAATTTATTCAGCTCGCATGCCAAGCGATACTCGAAAGCAAGAAGCGTTTGAATGGCTTCGAGAAAATGGTGCAGGTGATCTGATTAAAAATATTGTGTCTTTGAATTTTGGCAGAGCAGAAGACAGCGATGCTAAAAAACTTTTTGAAAATTTACAAGAACAAGGATACAATGTGAGCCAAAACGAAAAAGTTGAACCAAACACGTTGAAAGCTTTTGTGAGAGAAAAATTACAAAGAGGTCAAAATGTTCCAACTGATTTGTTTTCAGTATTTGTAACTAACCAAACAACAATTAAAAAGAAGGAGTAATCATGAACCAAGTTACAGAAAAAAAAAATAATGTTCCACAAAAATTTAATCTAGAGGAACATGCCGATCAAGGTAATGAATTTGTTACAGCTCGTGACACTAAATTACCAATTTTAAAAATACTTTATTCTAATTCACCAGTCCTCGATGAGAGTGATGGTAAGTTTAATGATAAAGCAAGACAAGGTGATATTTATAATGAGATCACTGGAAATTTATATAAAGGTAAAGATGGTGTATTAGTTGTACCTTGTCTCTATGTAAATACTTTTAATGAGTGGAAAGACAGAGGTGATTCACCTGGCAGACCGATTGCTATTCATAGAGACTATGACATCATGAGAAAAACATCTCGATCCGATGATGGAAAAGATAGATTAGAAAATGGTAATTATGTTGAGGATACAGGAAATCATTTTGTTTACATACTTGATAAAAATTATGCACCTGTTGAGACAGCGTTGATTACAATGAAGTCTACACAAAAAAAGAAATCTAAGTTGTGGAATTCAATGCTTCAATCAAGAAGAGTAAAAGGATCTAACGGATTTTACTGCCCACCTTCTTGGAGTCAAGTTTATAAATTAACAACAACCAAAGAATCAAACTCTCAAAACTCATGGTACGGATGGGTTGTCGAGTTTGAAAAAATGTTGAGTCCTGACAGCAACCTTAATACTTTAGAGGTGTTAAATGCTTTTTATAAAAGTGCGAAGACTTCTGATATTTTTGGGACTGTTGCATTTGAAGAAGAAAATAAAAAAACAAGCACAGAATCTGTTCAGCAACCAGCTCAACAAGCTGATGCTAATTCAGATGTTCCTTTCTAATGAAGGAACAACTTCTTGAATTGTTTACTAGTGACAATTCTCGCTACCTCAAGTCCTCCCTTACAGGGGAGGACGATGAGAGAGGCAAGAAACAAGCTCACTACGCCACGATCCACGAATCAGTGACGGCTGATATTTGGAGTCAACACCTTGATGGAAAAATAAGATTAGGTTTAAAACCTGAAATTGATGATAAATGTAAATGGGGTTGCATCGATGTTGATCCCAACAATTATAAAGATTATTCAGAAAAAAAGTATGTACAAATAATTAAGAAATATAAATTGCCTTTTGTGCCAGTAAAATCAAAATCAGGGGGCTTGCACATTTTTATTTTTTTTACAGAAATGGCTGATGTAAAAAAAGTCACTGATAAATTATCTGAAATAAACGAACAATATTTTTTAGCTCAAGAAATTTTTCCATGTAATAAAGCAGTGAATATGCCTTATCATAATATGAATGCTTCTATGGAATTTGCTTTTGATGAAAACAATACTCCTGTAATGATTGGTAGATTTATTCAACTTGCTAAAAAGCAAATGATAGAACCTAAGAAATTTTTTGAATTAAAAGTTGAAGAGTATGAAGCTGAAAGTGAGTGGAAACATTATCCTCCTTGTGTACAAAAATTAATACAAGAGGGATGGAGTGGTAATAACAGAAACAATTTTCTGTTTAATGTACTTGTTTTAGAGATGAAAAAGAATTCTGCATTAACATTACAACAACTTGAAGAAATTGCTCAGCATAGAAACACAAATATTTTTACAAAACCTTTAGGCAAAAACGAAGTATCTCAATTAACAAAATCAGTGCATAAAGGTGGTTATGAATTTCAATGCCCTCCAAAACATCCTGAGTATAATCCAATCTGTAATAAAGAATTATGTAAAACAAGACGCTTAGGAATTGGTGAGGCTGTTCCTGAGATCATAGAATTTTTTGAGAACATTAATTACATACAAGATACAAAAAACATTTGGTATGAGTTTGATTATAAAGGTCAAAGAATTAGTGTTACTCCTGAGGATATGAAAGATGAAAAAGCATTTAGAGTAAAGCTACTTCGACACAGAGTATATTGGTTGACTTTACCGAAACCAAGAAAAGGTCCTAGTCCCTTTGAATTACTTATGAAAACTATTGTCGATAAATCAGAAGAATCCACAGACCATCAATACACGGACACTGTCGAAGAGGAACGCTATTCTGTCCTGAAAGATTTCTTTGAGTCACATATTGAACAGGATAAGTTTGAAAAATTAAAAGATGGCTATGTGGTCTTAGACTCAAAGACAAACACTTGTTATTTTAAAAAACTAACTCTTGATAGATTTTTGAAAAAGAATGCAGCTCGAACATTTAATACCACGGCTGACGCTTTACGAATGTTAGGATGTAAAAGAGCCGATTATAAAGAAGGTGAAAAAAATGTATGGTTTGTTGATATGCCTGATTTTGTGAGTCATCAAAGTATAAAACCTAAAGATAAAAATTCTACAGAAATGGATGAAGAACATCATGACAAGTTCAGGGATACAAAAGCATAAGAACTTATATAAAAAAACAGTAAAGATTTTTGGTCCTCCTGGCACTGGAAAAACGCACACTTTAATTGAGAGAATTTTAAAGAAACATTTAGCTAGAGGCATACACCCAAAAGACATTGCTTTTATTTCATTTACAAACAAGGCAGTGGATACAGCAAGAGACAGAGCCTTGGCAACTTTTACACAATACACCACAGATGACTTTCAACGATTTAAAACGCTTCATAAATATTGCAGGCGTTATTTTGAAGAAGAGGTTTTTGATCCTAAGAACTGTATGCTTGATTATGCATTACAAGCTAAGATAATTAAAACATCCGATAATCGTTTGTCTGATGATAATTTTCATTATAAAGATTGGTCATTAGGCGTGTATGATAAAGCACGGAACACGCTCCAAGAACCTCAGCTAATTTATAAGAAAGAGAGTTATAAAAAAGATAGTCTTGAAATTTTTCTCAGAAAGATTGACACTTACGAGCACTATAAAAAAGATTCATTTATTGACTTCACAGATATGATTGAAAGATCAATTGACGAAGTTAATTTTCCTCCACTTGAAATTTTAATCTTAGATGAAGCTCAGGACTTTACACCTTTGCAATGGTCAGTAATTTATAAGATGGCGGACAATGTGAAAAAAATTTATTTAGCAGGTGATGATGACCAAGGTATCTATAAATGGAATGGAGCAGATCCAAAATACTTTACTACTTATTTTCCTGGTCGCAAAGTTATCTTGAGACAAACAAGAAGGTTTGGTGAAGAGATTTATCGTTTTTCTCAAATCATTAGACGAGGAATTTTTGATAGTGTTGAGAAAGATTATGACTGCTTACCTAAAAAAGGCAGCGTAAAAAGATACCTTAATTTTAGTGAAATACCTTTTCATAGCCTAGAAGGCACTTGGTATATTTTGGGTAGAATTCATTCGACTGTAAATGAATTAAGAATGTGTGCGAAAGATGTTGGCTTATATTTTTCTGATAATAAAGGTAATAAAAGTTTTGACGTAAAACAATGGGAGGCTATTAAAGCTTGGACAAAAATTACTAATAATAAAAAAATTAGTAGGAATAGTGCAGAAAATATGTATAAATACCTAAGAGAACTAAAAGATTTTAATTTTAGGACACAAAAGTTTTGGCAGAATATACCTGAGACTCAGATGTTCGATTTAAAAGATTTGAGAGAATGGTGTGGCTTAGACATGGATAATTCTTTTTTAAAGAAAAAATGGTGGGAAGTTTTGAAAAGAAATTTTAAAGATAATCAGGTAACTTATTTTGTTCAGTTATTGAAAAATTATGGTCAAAAAATATTATCAAGTGATCCCAATATAATTATTGATACAATACATTCAGTCAAAGGTGGTGAAGCTAATAATGTTTTGATTTATTCAAAAACTAACTATGCATCGACCTATGATAAAAAAAGTAAAGAAGAAAAGTCAGATGAGAAAAGAGTTTATTATACAGCCGTCACAAGAGCCAAAGATACTTTACATATTTTATCAACCGATTTCCGATTTAATTATCCCATCGGAAAAGACTATTTAATTTATTTACAGGAGCAATAATGAAACCTTTTTTTCAAGAACTTCGAGTGGGTCAATTTTACAGTCCTGAGCTACATGACATAATTTTTAATCCTGAAACTGAATGGGTAAACTACTTTAACTTTACAGCTTGTCCTATTGAGAAAGAAGTTTTATTTAGAGATCATTTTTATAAGTGGCTATATGATAGACATCCCTATAAAGCTGGTGTTTTAAAAATGGAACATCAGACAATGTACAACTGGCACAAAGATTCAAATAGAGGTGTTACAGTAAACTGTTTGATCAATACACCTAATACTTCATACACTTTTTTCAGAAAAGAGTTTGATGTAAACCATCCGATTATTGAACTGCAATATTTTCCTGGCAGTAGGTTTTTACTAAACAATCAACAAGATCATATGGTTTTAAATTATAATGGAATCAGAATGGTTTTAACTGTGGAATTTTTACAAGATAAAAATGAATTACGCTTTGAAGATTTATTGGAGGAGATAGAAAGGGATTATTATGAAAACTGATATATCAAACATGCTCTCACGCTTTTTTAAAAAATATAAAGATCAACTAGACCCAGACGATTTAGATAAGTTTGGTAATTTATGGAAAGGTTTTTATGAAACAGTTGTTGAGGATGATGTTTGGAAAAAAGGAAGTAAGCATTACAAAAATTTTCACATACAACCTGGTCAATTTATATTGGTTAATAATTTAAAATTTCCTGAAGGTAATGTTATTAAGTACACATCGAGACATAATCAAGAAGGTGGTGGTGGTAAAAAAGACATTGAGAAAGCTATTCACTATTTAGAGATGATAAAAGAAAGAGATTACGAATGAAATGTTGGCACTGTGATACAGAATTAATTTGGGGTGGGGATCATGATATTGAAGAAGAGAATGATCAATTTTGCATGGTTACAAATTTATCTTGTCCTAATTGTGGTACCTATGTCGAAGTGTATTTACCAACAGTTCCAACTGACGAACTTGGCAAAAAAAAAATAGAGACTGCTAATGACTAGCCTGCAACTTACATTTAACTTTAAAAAACATATGTGGTCAGCTCCGTGTGAATATAAGGATTTGTCCGAGGCACAGGAAATTGCAATAGATTTAGAAACTAGAGATGATGGAATTAATAATGGATTAGGAGCTGGTTGGGCAACAAACCAAGGAGAGATAATCGGCTTTGCTATCGCTACAGAGGGATGGCAAGGTTATTATCCTTTCGGTCATTTCGGTGGAGGTAACTTAATAAAGGAACAAGTGTTGAAATATATGAATGACATTTGTTCGTTACCTTGCCGAAAAATTTTTCATAATGCCCAGTATGATGTTGGATGGCTTAACGCTTATGGTATCGAAGTTAAAGGAGAAATTGTCGATACCATGATTGCAGGAGCTTTAATTGATGAGAATAGATACACTTATAAATTAAACGCTTTGGCTAAGGATTATTTAGGAGAGTTAAAAGCAGAGACAGATTTAAAAGAAGCAGCTCAGGCTCATGGCGTTGATCCAAAAGCTGAAATGTGGATGTTGCCAGCAGAACATGTTGGATACTACGCTGAACAAGATGCACGGCTCACTTACCTTTTATGGCAAAGGTTTAAACATGAAATACATTCACAAAGTTTAGAGACTGTATGGGATCTTGAAAAACGCTTATTGCCAATACTAATTAAGATGAGAAGAACAGGTATTCGAGTTGATGTTGAAAGGGCATCTTCTTTGCAAAAAAAATTTATTGAAAAAGAAAAAGATATTTTACTTAAAATAAAAAAACTTGTTGGGAAAGATATAGATATTTGGGCAGCAAGACAAATCGCTTTTGGTTTTGATAAGTTAGGTATTTCATATCCTAAAACTCCTAAAAGTGGTGAACCAAGCTTCACACAGAATTGGTTAATAAATTCTGATCAAGATATTTCTAAATTAATTGTACAAGCTAGAGAAATAAATAAATTTCACAATACATTTTTAAATTCAATAATGAAGTTTGAACATAAAGGTAGAATTCATGCCGAAATAAATCAATTACGCTCTGATACAGGAGGCACTGTAAGTGGTCGTCTTAGTATGTCAAGTCCCAATCTTCAACAATTACCTGCACGCAATAAAGAATTTGGACCGATAATCAGAGGACTTTTTCTTCCTGAAGAAAACCATCAATGGGGTTCTTTTGATTATTCACAACAAGAACCTCGTTTGGTGGTGCATTATGCTTCGAGTATTGGTGAAGGTTATGAGGGATCACAAGAGCTTGTCGAAGCTTACACAAAAGCTGACGCTGACTTTCATCAGACTGTAGCTGACTTAGTTGGTATAGATAGAAAGCAGGCAAAAACAATTGGTTTAGGTTTGATGTACGGAATGGGTAAGAATAAATTAGCTAATATGTTGGGTTTAGGTTTTGATGAAGCCAGTGCACTCATTGCTAAGTTTAATCGCAAGGCACCTTTTGTAAAATTATTATCAGATAGATGCATGAAGAAGGCTAACAGCGAAGGAGTCATTCGAACTAAACTTGGAAGAAAATGTCGTTTTGATATGTGGGAAACAAAAGATTTTGGTATTCATACTCCTGAAAAGTTTGAAAATGCTTCTGCAAAATATGGTGCTAGTAATATTAAAAGAGCTTTTACTTATAAAGCTCTAAATAGATTGATTCAAGGATCAGGAGCTGACCAAACAAAAAAAGCCATTGTTGATTGTTATGAGCAAGGTGATTTGGCTCTCTTACAAATACATGATGAATTATGTTTTAATATTTCTTCTGAAGAGCATGCTAAGAAAATAAAGACAGTGATGGAGGGTGGCGTACAACTTAGAGTTCCAAGTGTAGTAGATGTTGCTTTAGGCAAAGACTTCGGTGAAGCGAGCTAGTATTTCGCTTTTGCTTCTCTTATATCCGCTAGAACCAAAGCTTGCTTTATAGCGTCAATTTTTTTTTCAATATCTTTCATCTCAACAGAGTAAACACCACTTTCATTATACATGGCATTCCACTTGGATTCCAAAGACATCTTAGCATTTAACAATTCAGCTATTGCCATTTTCACTTCCTTTCATACTAAAGTATAAAAAAGATTATAAAAGATGTCAATTAGCTTGCATTATCACATTTAAACATATATATTTGTAATTGATATTAATTAATACGAAGAAAGGTTTAACATGATATCATACTTAACAAAAAAACAGTTCATTGATTTGAACGAAAAAGCAATTAAGCTAAATAAAAATAGGTCTATTGAAAGAACTGAATATGATACTATTGCAGATGCTAAGTTGCCTGTTCTGTTTAATATGTTACACAATGATGTAGAAATCAGAACACAAATTGCAACAAGTGAAAACACAGTTGCTTGGTTAGACATGGATATACAAGATTATAATGATCTAAATAAAGCATCCATACCTGATCATTTAAATACCAACAGACCAATTTTATAATATTAATATAGGGTGTGAGAATAATTTTCATATTTTCACACCCACATACATAAGGAAAAAATTATGGATACTACAAAATGGCACACAGTTGCTATAAGAAAAGATTGTTACTACAAATTAAAGGGTCTATGCTCAGTAAAATATAGAAGACCTAATAACATGCTTAGCAAAATGATTGATGAAACAATTCGCTATCAAGCTAAAAAAGAAGGAACAAGTTATGAAGCCTTTTCAGAACAACTTTTAGAAAAAGGAAAAAAATCTAATGTCAGAGACTAAACCCAAATGGGCAGAATTTTTAGTTTACATGGATAATAAAAATTATGCTCCAGGTTATAGAGATGATGGGCAACCTCATGAAGATTATGAAAAAGGTATTTATGTCTCTATACCTACAAGAATCCCTGTAAGAACAGATACTACTTTTGAATATGGTGGTCATAAAATGAAAGCTCTTGTAGTAACTAAGTGTGACCATTTCGATAATCATTTTAGAGTTTTTTGTAGGGAGATAAAATGAAGTGGATTTTAATATTGTTTCTTTATACTGGCGAAGAAATTGTTTATGGTGAGATTGAAGCTTGTAATGTAGATAAAATTTGGAATAAAGTTCAAACATATGAGCAAGAAAACGACATCGATATTCAAGGGTGGGGATGTTATGACGAAAAAACTTTTCTTATAAGACAAAAAGCAAGAGAAGGATTAGGTATTGATGTTTAAGTGGTTTATCCTAACTATTTGGATAGAATATAATAATAAATTGACAATTAAACATATTCCCAATTTTGAATATAGTGAGTGTCAAACAGCCGTAACAAAACTCATCGAGGATTTTGAAGATAAAAATCCAAATAAAAAAATAAAAGCAGCTAAGTGTAACGATCCTGTCACTTGGTTTAAAAAATATAAGTTAAACAAATGGGATGAACTAAAAGATAAGGAGAAATTATGGAAACGCTAATTGTAGGCTTAGTAATAAATCTATATACCTGGAGCAATGCCGATTTTTTTGTGCAAAGAAAAAACAATGAAAGAGAATATACTTGTGTATGGATTGATAAAGGGTGGTCGAAAGCAGATCCAAAGAACCCATCATTAGATATATTTGGATATACAAAATATAAACAGCAATGTGTAATGAAGGAAAAAGAATGAATTTAAAAAAAAAAATTTTAATTTATGAAGTCTGTGAAGAATGTCACGGCAATGGTTTTATCCGTCCTGACAGATTCAAAGATAAAGGAATAGACACCACTTATGTTTGCAACGCCTGCCGTGGCTCAGGTCACTCAGGAGCTCGAACTAAGCTATGAAAACTATTCAAGTCTTTAATGAAAAAACAGTATGTTGCAGGGGTGAAGACTCTGGAGGTCATCCTCTAATTTATTTATCACTTGAAGGAGTTGATGAGGTTAGATGCCCTTATTGCAGTATTGTATTTAAAAAAATTAAAAGGCACTGACCTAGACACACGAACCACGAACCTTTATCTTATAATAAGGGGGAAATTGGTATGGCTAACAAATACACACGAATACCTAACGAAAAATTGTTTGTTAAAGACTCTAGCTACAAAAATTATTCGCATTTAAAGAGCAGAATTATTCAAGAAAAGCTTATTCCTTATGAGTGTGCTATCTGTGAAAATAAAGGTGAATGGAAGAAAAAAAAATTATCGCTTGTACTTGACCATATAAATGGGGTAAAAAAAGATAACAGGCTTGAAAATCTTCGATTTGTTTGTCCTAATTGCGATAGTCAATTACCAACATTCAAATCCAAGAACATCAGATATCAACGAGACAACAATAATTTTAACTTTAATTTAAACGGCTACGATCCCACTATCTATAAAAAAAAGTAAAGAGTGTGAATAGTAAGTAGTTTTTGACTGAGGTATACTATGGTTATGTCTAGTAATAAATTTGAATGGGAAAATCTTCTTGAACATGAAGATGTATCTTTTCTTGTTGATCCCAATGGTATGACACCTGACGAAAAACACGAATTAATCGAAAGTTTATATGTCGATTATCTAAAACTACGAGCAACGAAAAAAACTGACAAAAACATTCTTGCTAATTATAAAAAGATTTTGAGGGAGTTAGTCAAAAACTTTGCTCACTAATGAGCTCTTCTCCTTATCTATATAAACTAATGGGACTAAGCTTTACTCGATCCGTGATCGATAAAAGACTGAATCCTGAACATAAATTATGGCGTGCTGTCGTTATAAACGCCTTCGATGATACAATGATCACGCTCTCTGATAGAAAGTCAGCAGTGCAAAAGATCGAAGCTCATAATTGGATTCTCCAAGAATCACGAGACTATAGAGAAGTTTGTGAATGGGCTTTACTCGATCCTGAAGAAATGAGAGAACATTACATCAGTGCACTCAAACGAAAAGTAATTGCCTTTACTAAAAAACAAGTGCGTTGGGCAGAGTATAATAAAATCTATAAAGTTTTGTCCTGTGATATTAGTGTAGATCAAAAAAGATTAATTAGAAGACGATTAGATGAGCTCAGAAAAGAAATTCATGATACAACTACTTCTTATACCGATTCCATAATTCTTGAAGTTTTGTAATTGTTCCCATGACCTTTAAATTTCTTAAATGTGTCAATATCATTGCCAGGCAGAGTAAAAACATCGTTGTCAGCTCCATCTCGATACACCACCATATCCAAATAACCTGAGAGCCAAGACCCACGATTGGTGCATAATGTGATCCATTACCATAGACATAGATACTAATGATAGCGGTACACGCTGCAAGGAACTCGAGCCAATATAAATCCATAAATTAATCATACATGATTTTTGACAGTTTTCTATAATACACTTCCTTACAAAAAAAAATAAAAAAGTAAAAAGGTAAAATAGGACTATATTTTGGGAAAACTAGGAAAAATACCAGAAAATAAGGAAAAAAGACAAAAAGTTTTAGGAAAGTTTTAGGAAAAATTCCTAAAAAATAGGAAAAATTAAAATTTTTGAGGTGAAATATGCATTTTTTTTTATTTTTTTTTATTTCTAAGTAAATATATTATGGTAAAATTGGGAATGCCAAGAAAACCAAATCAGTTAAAATCTACTACTGAATTAACAGTTCAACAAAGACAATTTGTAGATATATTAGTAGAAAATTGGGGAAACATAACAAAAGTTGATGCTGCCGCAAAAGCTGGATATACATCAGAAAGAGGTAAACCATATGAACAGGCTAGTAGATTATTGAACCCTGACTTAAATCCTCATGTGTGTAGGTACTTTGAAAAAAGAATGTCAAAAGAGCAAGAAAAATATGACAAAGATAAATTAAGGCGTTTTAAGATCTTTGAGAGGTTAAGGAACGGAGCAGAGGTAAAAGGTCAATACACAGGAGCTATTAATGCAGAGTATAGAGCTGGTCAAATGGCAGGCATGTTTGTTGATAAGAAAGAAATCACTCATAATACTTTAGAGGGAATGAATCGAGAGCAGTTAGAAAAAAGATTGGAAGAGCTCGAAGGAAAAATTAAAGACGCATCAAATATTATTGATGTAACTCCTGAAAAAAAATAAATAAAAATAAAAAAAAGACTTGCATCACTTATTAGATGTGATAGTATATAAGTGTGAGAAAATTAATTTTCACACTTACACGGAGAAAAAAATGAATAAAATACTAGAACAAATAAACGAAATATACTCTTACGATCCAGGTAACCTTTCTTGGGAAGATGCTTCTAAGATAAACCTTACTGATCTTGAAAAAAAAATACTTTCAAAATATGAGTATGATTTATCAGAATCTATAGATAATGCTCTTTGGTGTTCTCACGATTGGGGTGAAAAAGAGTTACTTGAAGATGCTAATAGAGAAAGAGGTGCTTTGTCTTCTTTAAAACAAAAAGGCATAATACAGTGGGGCTGTGAAGGCTGGTTCCTTCAAGAGTTGGGTATAAGATGCCTTATACTTCATTGCTTAGAAAAGGGCACTCTTGAAAAACATATATAGACTAAATGGTCAAGGGGGAGTACCAAAAGTCTCCCCCAATTTTAACGGAGAAAAAAATGGTAAGTAAAGTAAACAAAGTAGAGGTTAGTTTTGACAAGATTGACTGTGTTAGAGTGGCTAACATAAGTGCAGATGTTGATTGGAAAGGTTACAGAGGACCTCATGCTATATATGACTTATATGTGCATCATTCTAGATTTGATGGTAAAGATACTGAACCTTGTCAAATTTGTGGCAGACCAGTTGATATTAGTCTTGAGTCTAGCAGAGATAGATGGGCAATAGTAACTGTTGAGGGTTGTTCCGATATTGCTGCTCATTTAGATGATTGTACTGATGAAAATGAGAAAAAGGTTGAACTAACTGGATGTCATTTTTTAGGGACTTGTTGCAAAAACAAATTAAAAAAAGCTCTTGGTTCTGAATGGAAAAATTATATTAACATTTGGAAAGCAGACAAATAAATGGTTAAGAGGGAGTACCACAAATCTCCCTCAATTAACACGGAGTAAAATATGAAAAAAAATAAAATAACAAAAACAGTGGTAAATGGTATTGCTTACTCAGTAGTAAATGGCATTGCTTACAAAGTTGAAGATGGCGATCTTTATTATTTAGACACTATTAACAACAAATATGAAATGGTAACTTACTTTGAGGATTTTTCTGAATTAGAATTATGTTTTTTGAAAAGAACATTACCAAAGTTTAATTTGTATCATGGGGAGTATCTATAATGGGCAAGGTAAAACAAATGGCATTTGAACAAGAAGAAGAATATATTCAAAAAACAATTGAAGAGGGTGGAGATTCTCGACAAGAAATTTTACATAATGTTTATAAGAGAGATATTATATTTCACTCACAAGATTTAATTGAAGATCTTATTTACGATTACTTAGAAGATAATAAACCCTAGGTCAATCTTGCTTTCTTGCTTAATCTATTGTAAAAAGATTAGGCATGAGAGAATCACAATTGTGGAGGCATCTTGCCTCGATTCAAAAGACCAAAAGAAACTGGCATTTTTTCAGAATAGAATCTAGTACAATCAACGGAATACCTGATGTTAACGGATGTGTGAATGGCGTTGAGATTTGGTTAGAATTAAAATCAGGAGAGAGCAAGAATTATGGTCTGTCAAAATATCAGATCAATTGGCATATCGAAAGACTATCCTGTGGTGGTAATGTATTTATCTTGCTTTTCACCCCTAAGCTTAAAAGCTTGAAAATTCTCAGGCTTGTTCATCAGGCGTTCATCTTGAGTCAAGAAATAAAGTTCGAGCTCCTTGGATCATGTAAATTTAGCGAAAAAAACTTGGAGCAATTGCTCCTGGATGTGATAAAATGGCAAAATTTAACATAATGTATATTATGCGTCAATGGGTACAAGCTGCTTGGTTTAGAAGGCTCATATATTTTTTGGTTTTTGGTGATTTTTTTTTTTATTTTTTCTCAGGTCAGAAAAAAAATGTTACTGTCGGTTGACAGTATAGGTTAAGTTGAATACTAACATATAGGAAGTAAAAGTCTAGCATGAAAAAAGATTTTTTAACAACGGATAAACTGAGGCTCGAAGTAGAGAAGTTATGGATACAACACATCAAGCTTTGTCAGGATAATTTTTTATATTTTGTTCAAGAGATGTGGCAAGATTTTATATGTCGTAAAGAAAAAGATCCGAGTCAATGGGGACATCATCAAATCATAGCAAAAGAGTTTACTGATATTGCTCATGAAAAAAAAGGAAGGCTCATAATAAACATGCCTCCAAGGCATACTAAATCAGAATTTGCATCAATTTATTTTCCTGCATGGATGATCGGTAAGAATCCTAAATTAAAAATTATGCAAGTATCACATAATACAGAACTTGCAGTAAGGTTCGGTTCTAAGGTTCGAAACATTATTGACTCACCACAGTACAAACAAATTTTTGGTGATGTGAAACTTCGTGAGGACTCCAAAGCAAAAGGTAGATGGGAAACAAATCATGGTGGAGAGTATTACGCAGCAGGTGTTGGTGCGTCCATCACTGGTCGTGGTGCAGATTTATTGATTATTGATGATCCACACACGGAACAAGATTCATTGTCAGACATGGCAATGGAGAGAGCGTTTGATTGGTATACTTCAGGACCTCGACAAAGGTTACAACCTGGTGGTTCAATTTTATTAGTTATGACAAGGTGGGCAGAAGATGATTTAACAGGAAGGCTCATAAAAAATCAGTCTGAGGTCAAAGCCGATCAATGGAGACAAATATCTTTCCCTGCAATTTTACCGAGTGGGAATCCTGTTTGGAAAGAATATTGGGCTTTAGAGGAGCTCGAAAAAATAAAAGCATCATTACCTATTCGTAATTGGTCAGCTCAATATATGCAAAACCCTACGTCTGAAGAAGGTGCAATTTTAAAACGAGAATGGTGGCAACCTTGGAAGGGTCAAACTGTACCTAATCTAATTCATGTTATACAAAGTTATGACACAGCGTTTAGTAAAAAAGAAACAGCAGATTATTCTGCTATTACAACATGGGGAATATTTCATCCTGATGAAGCTACGCCAGCGTTAATTTTATTAGATGCTATTCGAGGCAAATATGATTTTCCTGAATTAAAAGTTGTGGCAATGGATGCGTATAAGTATTGGGAACCTGAAACTGTAATTATAGAACAAAAAGCGAGTGGTGAACCTTTGACTCAAGAATTCAGACGCATGGGTATTCCTGTTGTGCCTTTTGTTCCCAGTAAAGGTAATGACAAACATACCAGAGTCAATTCAGTTGCTCCTATATTTGAAAGTGGTCAAGTTTGGTTTCCGTATGGTGAAATGTTTGCTGATGAAGTTATGGATGAATGTGCTGCTTTTCCTAACGGAGCTAACGATGATTATGTTGATTCAACCACCCAAGCTGTGTTAAGGTATAGGCAAGGTAATTTTATTGAGTTATACTCAGATTACAAAGAACTTGAAGATTTACCAGAGAAGGTATATAGGTATTATTGATGATTAACCCAGCAAATAGATTTTCTAAATTTCTTATGGATAAATATAAATCCAACGAGGAAGAAAGAGAAAAAAAGAAAAGACAAAGCGAGGTTCTTAAATATAAGACACAAAGACAAAAAAGAGATGAGGAAGATAGGCGTGTTGCTGATGCCTCGGCTAGTGACTCAACGACCACGGATCAAGGATCTAGTAAAGGTGAAAAATTATTAAAAATATATGAGACCATGGGTGGTGATCCTTTTGCTTTTTTTAAAGCACCGCCAGCTCCTGTTTTTCAAAGTCGTGATTTAATTGGTGAGATTAAAGAAAAAAATGAATCACTAAGAAGAAGTGGTGCCTCTCAAAAAATGTTTCCTATGTATTATGAAAAAATCGGAGCTAAACAAGGGACGTTTGTAAAGTCTAAATGTAAACTAGGAAAAAATAAAAAAACAAGGATTTATTAATGGCTGTAGAAAAAAACAATCAATCTGAAGAAAATCAGGAAGAGGCTAACGAAGAAGAAAAGCAAGACCTTGAAGTCGAAGTTGTTGAGACTGATGAAGAGGTAGTTCCAAAACAAGTGGTCAATTTAGAAGATCAACTTATGGAAACATTCTATAAGAATGTAGCCACTGACCTTGATGAGACAGTTTTGTCTCGAATTGCAAATGAATTAGTCACTGATTACAAAAAAGATAAAGAGTCTAGAGCTGATTGGGAAAAAGGTTATACTTCAGGATTAGATTTACTAGGATTTAAATACAATGATGAAGGACAACCTTTTAAAGGTGCAAGTGGTGTAACTCATCCGTTGTTATCAGAAGCTGTAACACAATTTCAAGCACAAGCTTACAAAGAATTATTACCAAGTGATGGTCCTGTTAGAACTCAAGTTGTTGGAGAAATAAATTTTCAAAGAGAAGAACAAGCACAAAGAGTAAAAGAGTTTATGAATTATATGCTCATGGATCAAATGGAAGAATACACACCTGACTTTGATCAGTTATTATTTTATTTACCCTTGACAGGTTCAGCATTTAAAAAGATTTACTTTGATGACGTTATGCAAAGACCTGTAAGTAAATTTGTACACGCTGAAGATTTAGTGGTGCCTTATTACGCTACCGATTTAAAAGACTGTGAGCGAATAACTCATGTAATTAAGATGAGTGAGAATGAATTGTTGAAAAAACAACGCAGTGGTTTTTATAGAGATGTAGAAATTGCTCCGTCCCAAATGGATGATGACCAAATTGAATCTAAATATCAAGAAATAGAAGGTGTAAGTCCATCAGCAGATAAAGATTATCAATTTAATATTTTAGAAATGCATGTTGATTTAGATTTAGAAGAGTATGAAATTGAAGATGCACCAAAAAATGTTAAAGTTCCTTACATTGTTACAGTTGATGAAGGCTCTTCACAGATTTTAAGTATCTATAGAAACTATCAACCTTTTGATGAAACCTATAAACGTAAAGAATATTTTGTACATTTCAAATTTTTACCAGGTTTAGGGTTTTATGGCTTTGGTTTAATTCATATGATAGGTGGTTTAAGTAAAACTGCCACTGCAGCGTTGAGACAATTGCTTGATGCAGGAACTTTAAGCAATCTTCCTGCTGGATTTAAGTCTCGTGGTATAAGAATTAGGGATGAAGATCAACCATTTCAACCTGGTGAGTTCAGAGATGTTGATGCACCTGGTGGAAATATCAAAGATCAGTTTCAATTTTTACCATTTAAAGGTCCAGATGCTACATTATTTAGTTTATTGCAGTATTGCGTAACTGCAGGACAGCGTTTTGCGTCAATTGCTGACATGGCAATAGGCAATGATACACAAAATAGAGCCGTGGGCACTACAATTGCTCTCATGGAACGTGGCTCAAGGGTCATGAGTGCCATTCATAAGCGTTGTTACTATGCTATGAGACAAGAATTTAGGTTATTAGCCAAAGTTTTCTCGACATATTTACCACCTTTGTATCCCTATGCTGTTTATGGAGGTAATCGCTTTGTAAAAGTTGCTGATTTTGGTGATGAAGTTGATGTTATACCTGTTGCTGACCCTAATGTTTTTTCTATGGCACAAAAAGTCACGCTTGCACAGACACAATTACAGATTGCACAGTCAAATCCTCAAATTCACAATGTTCGAGAGGCGTATAGACGAGTTTATGAGGCTTTAGGTACAAAACAGGTTGATGCGTTGTTAAAACCTGATGAAGTACCACAACCTTTAGATCCAGCGATTGAAAATGCAAGAGCTTTACAGATGAAAGTACCAAAAGCCTTTCCTTTACAAAGTCATGATGCTCATATAATGGCTCATTCTGCATTTATTCGCACACGCATGGTACAAATTAATCCTATGGTTTATGCTTTATTACAAGCTCATATTTCTGAACACTTATCGTTCAAGGCTCGTGGTCAGGTATTACAGATTATGGAAAAAATGCCTGAGTTTCAGGAACTAGCTAAAGTTAATATGGAAGCGTATCAAACTTATACGGAGTCTATGGTTGCAGAAAGAGTAGCCGCATTGACTGTCGAGCTACAGGAACTTGAAAAAGTCAATGACGATGATAAACAAGACCCATTAATTCAATTAAAACAACAAGAGATTGATTTAAAAGCTATGGATATGCAACGAAAAGTTGGTGAGTTTGTAAGTGAAAGCGACAGAAAATCAAATGAGTTTGAACAAAAAATAGATTTAGAAAAAATGAAAAGAGAAGACGCTGAAGTATCCTCACAACAAAGAATCCGTGTTGCTGATGAGAAGCTTGACGTTGCACGAGCCAAGGTTCTTAAAGAATTAGAACAGGAGCCAAAAAATGAAGGGTAAACGCTTTGGAGCTCCACCAAAAAAAGGACCTCAGCCACAAGGAATGCAAGAAGGAGGTCAAAGTCAAGGTGAAAAGTTTGTAAATTATTTAGGTAATCAGTTTAATAAAAATAAAAAGTCAATTCTTAGAGAAACTGTTACAGGAATGTTCAAAGGAGACTTAGATGCTCGTTTTAAAAATATTATAAATCAGGCTCAAAGTGATTTTTATCAACAAGAAGGAACCACTCCTTACAAAATGAATTTTGTTGCTTACAACCCTAAAAAAGAAGAGACAGGTATTTCAACTAAAGAAACTATGGGTTTAAAAAAAGGTGGAACAGGTTGCCCTCATAGAGAAAATGGTATAAAAAGTGATATAAAAGGAATATCTGACATTCAGGTTAAAGGCAAAAAATTTATAGGAATTAAGTGATAAAAGGTGATTCATCAGAGTACGATCTGATAACAAAACACATAAAAAGTTTAGACATTGAACAAGTTACTATGACTTGTGAAATTGGGTTAAGGGAAGGGTTGGGATCAAAAGTGATCATGGACGCAGTTCGTGAACACAAACCACAGCTATATAAACATATTGCTATTGATCCTTACAACAATTTGAGTTACCAACATTATGATGACAAAGCTATTGTTGTAGCTGGTTACACTGAAGAAATGAAACAACAAACTGTTTCTGAATTATACAAAAATTATCCTGAGTTTGATTTTTATCATATGACTGATGATTACTATTTTAAGACTATGTATGATGGACATCAATTTAATGTCGAAAATAATTTAATGTTATATGGTTTGTACAAGGTGGTGCACTTTGACGGACCTCATACGACTAAAGTTATTATTGATGAATTAAATTTTTTTATACCTCGTTCAGATTCAAAAGCTATATTTATTATTGATGATTATAAAGACCTACAGATGGGTATTGTCGATATGCTCTTAAAGACTTATAATTTTAAAGAAGCTGAAAAAGGCGAAAATAAAATTATTTATCAAAAGGAGATATAATGTTTACAGCAATTTTAGGTCCTGTTGCAAGTTTGGCAAAAACATGGATAGAGGGCAAACAAAAAAAAGCACAACTTAAAAGTCAAGTTGAGCTAACTAAATTAGAAGCGACAAAAACCAAAATTGAAAAAGATGGTAATTGGGATGAGTCAGCTATGAGAGCATCAGACAATTCATGGAAAGACGAAGCCTGGACGCTTACCTTTATTTTTATTCTTTTTGCTTCATTTTTTCCTGCTCTTCAACCTTATATGCAACAAGGGTTTTTATTTTTAAAAAACGATTGTCCTGATTGGATATCCTATGGCATGTTAGCTTCGATAGCAGGATCTTTTGGACTCAAAGGTATTGCCAAGATTAGAAAATAATTTAAAATGTTTTAAGTGGACTGCGGTCACAATGACAACCAGCACTTCTAACAAAGGGAGATAATTATGTGGTCAAAACCAATAATTACAGAAATTTCTGTTGGTCTAGAGATTAACAGTTATGCCTGTGCTGAAAAATAATTTAGTGGGAGCTCTTATGCTCCCATTATTTTTTTGCGATTCTGCTTTTACAAAAAATTACAAATGGTCAGGTAAAGGTCAATTGTATGACGATAGAAATCAATATCATGTAAGTTGTAGATTAACAAAAGAAAAAAGAGTTGATCCTTTTTTTGGCGAAGACTCCGTAAAATGTTTTTACACATGCACAGATAAAGAGATTATGGTTGTTACAACACATAGTGATCATGTATGCGAAAGACAAATAGCGAGTCCGAGGGGAGAAAAAAGAGATTGGCGAAACAGATTAAAATATTAAGTTTGAAAGATTGTAGTGGTGAACGATTTCCAAAACAAAAAATTAGAAAGATGGGATATAAAAGTCCAGTAATATATTATGGTAAAAAAATTTCATAAAGTAGAAGTAATATTTGTAAAAAGAAAAAAAAGAAGGTATAACAAAAATGGACTTACGCATAGAAAAAAATTAGGAGCTAAGTCACATTTAAGACATGCTTGATATTGAAACAATACAAACAATTAGACATTACGTTAGAAAAGAAATTGATAAAACTAAAGACCATATTTGTTATGGTGTAGACAAGTTAGACAATCTACATTATGCTAAGGGCAAGCTCGCAGCTTTAGAAGCTGTGCTTCAGGATCTTAAAGACCTGCAAAATAGAGAGGATGATGTAGATGACATTGATCAAACCTGAAAAAAAACTTGTCGTTCCACCGAATGATGAGGACGAACCTTTAGTTCCAAAAGGTGCAAAAGAAGTGGAACAATATCTTAAAGTATTACCCAAACCAGTAGGCTATAGACTTTTAGTTAGACCTTATCAACCAAAAGAAAAAACTAAAGGTGGTCTTTATTTAACAGAGAAAACTCTTGAAACGCAACAACTTACCACTGTCGTTGGTTTTGTTGTAAAGATGGGTGACCTTTGTTATAAGGATAAAAATAAATTTCCTACAGGACCTTGGTGTAAAGAGGGACAGTTTGTTGTTTATGGACGATATACTGGAGCTCGATTTAAAACAAGATATGGTGAACATCGTATTTTGAACGATGATGAAATCATTGGAACTATTAACAAACCAGAGGACATCCTCGCATTATTCTAGGAGTAATTTATGGCTGAAAACAATAAAGTTGAACTTGACACAGATGATGTTAACGAAACAGATATTGCAATCGAAGAAAAAGAAAAAACAGATACTAAACCTGAAATAGGTGAAGTTGATTTGGGGTATAGTGACCCTATAAAAGCAAGCACTAAATCAAAAGTAGTCGATAAAGAAGAAGAAAAAACAGATAACGAAACAGAAGAAAAACCTGAACAAGAAAATCTTAATCAAGTCACTGAGAATGTTCAAAAAAGAATTGACCAACTGACTCGAAAGTTTAGAGAATCGGAAAGAAGAGAAAAGGCTGCTCTTGATTATGCGAAAGGTTTACAAAAAAAATATTCTGATGTAGAAAAAAGATCATCTGTAATTGATGACAATTATGCAAAAGAATTTGATGCTAGGATTGATGCTCAAAGAGAACAAGTAAAACATAATTTACAAGTTGCTATTGAAGCTAACGATTCAAAGGCAATCATGGAGGCAAATGATAAATTAACTCAGTTGTCTGTTGAAAAAGAAAAAGCAAGAATACTTCAAGAACAAAGAAAACAAGAAGAAGAGCAAAAAAAAGAACAACCTGTTGAGCAAAAAATTCAACAACCTGAACAACAACCTGTTGAAAAACCACAAGCTAGTCCTAAAGCTCAAGCGTGGGCAACAAAGAACACATGGTTTGGTCAGGACAAAGCAATGACAAACGCTGCTTTCGGTATTCACGCAGACTTAGTTGAGCAAGGGTTTGACCTTGAGTCTGAGGAGTATTACAATGAAGTAGATAAACAGATGAGGGGTTATTTCCCTCAAAAGTTTATTAATGATAACAAACCGATTCAAACTGTGGCTTCTGCTGGAAGAAAACAGTTAGGTCGCAAAACTGTGACACTCACTCGATCACAGGTGGCTATAGCCAAAAAATTAGGAGTGCCACTAGAAGAATACGCAAAATTCGTGAAGGAGTAAAACTATGAATGAAACTATTAAAAGAACCTCACGCAGTTCAAGTGAAACAAAAAGCGTCAGAAACAAACCTTGGACTCCCCCATCAAGTCTAGATGCACCTCCTGCACCTAAAGGATATGTACATAGATGGATAAGAACTGAATTCATGGGTCAAGAAGATACAGGTAATGTATCTAAAAAACTCAGAGAAGGATGGGAATTTGTGAGAGCTGAAGAAATTAAAAACAATCTCGGTGATCATGATTATCCAGTAATCCAAAAGGGACAGTATCAGGGGTTAATTGGGGTTGGTGGTCTTGTGTTGGCAAGAATACCTGAAGAAATAGTCGAACAACGCAAGCAGTATTTTCAAAATAAAACTGCTGATCAAGTAAAAGCCGTTGACAACGATATTTTAAGGGAACAACGACCTGAGATGCCTGTTAACATTAACAGACAATCTCGTGTAACTTTTGGTGGTGGTCGTAAATCATAATTTTTTGATTAAAGCCATCTCTGTAAGTAATTGTTTAATATTAATGCCTAATTAAAAGGAGAAACTTATTATGGCTAATGTAAGTGAAAAGTTTGGTCTTAGACCTTATAAATCGCTCAATGGTGCTCCGTGGAATAACGCCCAAAATAGGTATACTATTGCAAGCAATTATGGTACAGCAATTTTCCAAGGAGACTTGGTTGTTCCAGTAGCTGCTGGTAACATTGAGAGATACGATGTTACAGCAAGTAGTGGTGCTGTAAAACCCATAGGAGTTTTCAATGGTGTTTTCTATACGGATCCAACCACGAAGAAACCCACATTTAGTAATTTTTATCCTGGTAGCATTGTTGCCAGTGATATTGTTGCAAATGTAATTGATGATCCAAATACATTGTTTTTAGTTGATTCAGATGACGCTTTTACAAGAGCAGGTCTGTTTATTGGTTATAAAACAACAAATGTAACTGGTAACACAACAACTGGCATATCTAAAGTGCAATTAGATACGAGCTCTGCAGATTCTACGAATGCAATTCCATTGCAAGCTGTAGATATATGTCAGGATGTTAATAACGAGGACACTAGTGCTGCAAACGCAAACATTATTGTTCGTATACAAAACCATTTTCTGAATCCACCAGCTGCTGCTGGGGATACAGGGGTATAAGGGAGATATTATATGGCTATTTCAAGATCACAACTGGTCAAAGAGCTAGAGCCTGGTTTAAATGCTCTCTTTGGCTTAGAATACAATCGTTATGAAAACGAACACGCAGAAATCTTTACATCTGAAGCATCTGATAGAGCTTTCGAAGAAGAAGTAATGCTTAGTGGTTTCGGTAGTGCTCCAGTAAAAGAAGAAGGTAGTGCAGTCACTTTTGACCAAGCTACAGAATCTTTCACTGCGAGATACACTCATGAAACAATCGCTATGGCGTTTGCTATCACTGAGGAAGCAATTGAAGATAATCTTTATGATAGATTAGCTGCAAGATACACAAGAGCTTTGGCTCGTTCTATGGCAAACACTAAACAAGTGAAAGCTGCAAATGTACTTAACAATGCATTTAATTCAAGCTTTGCTGGTGGTGATGGTGTAGAACTTTGTTCAACTGCTCATCCAATCGCTACTGGTGGTACATTCGCAAACGAATTATCAACAGCAGCAGATTTATCAGAAACTTCATTGGAGCAATCTCTAATTGACATTGCTGCATTTGTTGATGAGAGAGGTCTAAAAATTGCGATGCAAGGTGTTAAACTGATTATTCCAAAAGAACTTCAGTTCACTGCTGAGAGAATTTTAAGATCACCTCAGAGAGTGGGTACTGCTGATAATGATATTAACGCTATGGCTTCCATGGGAATGATGCCACAAGGTTATAGAGTTAATCATTACTTGACAGATACTGACGCTTTCTTTATTATGACGGATGCACCTAACGGAATGAAACAATTCGTTAGAAGTCCTATCAAAACTGCTATTGAAGGAGACTTTGATACTGGTAATGTTAGGTTTAAGGCAAGAGAGAGATATTCTTTTGGGTTCTCTGATCCAAGAGGAATTTTTGGCTCGCCTGGTGCAGCTTAAATTTATTTTTCTTCGTTAAAAAAAGGGGACGAAAGTCCCCTTTTTTATTTTTGTTTACTTTCCCAAAAATAAATAATTAAACCTAAGATCATATAAATTAAAACTATTTCCATTTTTTTATCCTTATTATCTTATTTATATCACATTTAGATGTGATGTCAACACAATATTTACTTTTTTTTTATTAAGAGTACAATTAAATAACCAAGACAATATAAACTGGATATAGACTGACTTGGCAGACACCCTAGAGGACTATATCTTTTAACTAGGAGAAAAAATGGCAGGAGTACATTTTACAGGACCTATTCTTTTCGCAGGAAAAAATAA